CAAATGCAAAGCGGTCAGACGCACGTCATCACGGTGCGTCACAGCACGGCACTGGCCGCAGCAATCGGATCGTGGCGCATCGCGTACGGCGCGCGGAAGTTCGACGTGATCGGCCTGCCGCGAAATATTGACGAAGCCGGCCGCTGGCTGGTGTTTGACTGTGTGGAGCGGGTCTGATGTTCACCGCAATTCTCAACAGCGCGGCAATACAAAAGCGCCTTGATGGCCTTGTCGCGCGCGCTACTGACAACGTTCGACCGGCTGCACAGGCTGGCGCTCAGGTGTACTACGAGGCCGTCAAGGCTGCTGCTCCAGTCGGGGAGTCTGTGCACCACACAAAAGGCAAGAAGCTCACGTTCAAGCCGGGCAACCTTCGCGCCTCTATTTATCAGGCCTACGCCGACACGGAAAGTGATCCGCGCCGCGCGATCTATCGCATTTCGTACAACCGAGAAAAAGCTTTTTACGGCTACTTCATCGAGCACGGAACCAGCAAAATGGCCGCGCGCCCATTCATTCGCCCGAGCTATGACAGCGCACGGTCTGCAGCCATCGAAGCGGCGCGCATGTCGCTGCGGCGGGGGTTGATGAATGCCGGCTGACGAAGCTGCCTACAACGCCATCAAGCACTTGGCGGCCACTTATCCAGACGTTGCACCGCACGGCGCAGCATTGCCGCTGATCGTTTATCAGCAGGTTGGCGGGCGGGCCGAGGCGTTCACAGAAAATACCGCCCCGGCATTCGAGGTTGCCCGCATTCAAGTTTCATGCTGGGCCGCATCCAGATCCGCAGCGGCCACGCTTTCCAAGGCGGTTGAAACCGCCCTCATTCAAGCCGCCGGCTGTACCGCAAGGCCGCTGGCGGCGCGCGTGAGCGTATTCGAGCCCGATGGCAACGAGTACGGCACGCACCAAGATTTCGAGATCACTACGAACAACTGAACTGCCTTCTGGCGGTTTTTTTGTGCCCGCGAGGGCTTCCAAACCGGCCCGCCATGAGCGGGTTTTTTCATGCCCCGTCGCGGGCGCACTCACCCTGAAAGGAAACTCAAATGGCACGCTTGCCCACTGGGACGGTTCATTCCGTTTCTACGGTTCTCTCTGCCGAGAAATCCGTCTCCGCAATCTCCAACGCCGCCGAGGCAATGGTCACCAGCACCGGCCACGGCTTCACCAACGGCGACATCGTTCTGATCACCAGCCCGTGGGGCCGACTGAACCTGCGCGCATTCCGCATCAAGTCCGCAACGACGAACGACTTCGTTCTTGAGGGCGGCAACACCAGCAACACCGACCTGTTCGCAACTGGCGGCGGCGGTGGCGGCAAGGTGCAGAAGGTCACGACCTGGGTTGACCTGGACAAAACGCTGAACCATAGCAGCAGCGGCGGCGACCCGAAGACCGTGAACGTCAAGTTCATCGAGTCCGAGGTCGAGATCGTCCTGAACGACGGTTTCAACGCCGTCTCGCGCACCTTCGACATGGACGCCGACATGATCGGCACGCCGGCCTACTCCGCGCTGAAAACCCTGAGCGACACGGACGCATTCACCATCGTACGCCGCCGCTCGAAGTCCGGCGCCTTGTCGCTTATTCCCGCCAAGGTTGCCTTCAACGAAGAAGAGACCTTGACCGAGGGCCAGATCATCACCGTGAAGGGCACCTTCAACGCGCAAAACATCAGCACCCGCTACGCGAGCTGATCCAACCGAGCACCGGCCCGCCACCGTTCGCCCTTTCGCTGGGGCGGCGGTGGTGGGTACGGGCTTTTTTCAATCCCCCAGCGAAAGACACCAATATGAGCAAAGAGAAAACCATCCCGGCCGCCAAACTGAAGCTGCTCGATTCGGCCCCTGATTTTGAGCTGCCCGTGAAAATCAGCGTGCGCGGAGCGGAAGACAAGGTGACCCTCACCTGCAAAACGTTCAGCAAGATCGAGTGGGCCAGCATCCGCGACGAAAACGCAGACGAAGCGCAAGCCCGCAGCGATGCGCGGTCGAAGGCAATCGACGAAGGCGTGCGTCCGCGCCTGGCCGACATCGTGCGCGAGGCCATGGCATCCGACGCCGCCATAGTGCTGCGATTCGCCACCGGCTGGGACTTGTCCGAGCCGCTCACGGCAGACAACCTCGCCAAGCTCGAAAACATGGCCGGCGGCGCGCTGTCCGCCATCGTCGGAGCGTACGAAACCGCCATCTACCAGGGCCGATTGGGAAACTGAGAGCCATCGCGCGCGCCCTGCACGAGCCGCCGATCACCGAGCTGGAAGCGCACGCGGAAGGCTTTGAGCTTGAGGACTACGAATCGGAAGAAGTCGGCGTCTGGCCTGACAGCCTACACGCCTATCACGTCTTTGCACGCATCGGCACCCGCTGGCGCATTCCGCCTATGGGCGGGTGTCCGATCGGGCTTGACTGGGCCGCTGTTTATCCGCTGATGGATCGGCAAAACGCCGATTGGGACGATCTTCACGACGCCCTAATGGTGATGGAAGCAGAGGCATTGAACACCATGCGCGAATTTGCCCCGAAGGACAAATAAAAAGTGGCCGACCTGCAAGACCAGATCAAGATCGGCGTCGATTCAAGCGGCGTCGATACCGGCGTCGGTCGCATCAAGCGATCCATGGCGGACATGGGCAAGTCCGTGTCTGACGCTGGCAAGCGCGGTGCTGACGGACTCAAGGAGTTCGGGCGCGGCGGCGAGGCGGCTGCGGTCGGTCTGGATAGTGCCACCAAGCGCATGGTCAGCAGCCTACAGCGCCAGGTCGCCGCAGCCGAGGCGGGTGGAACTGCTACCAGGGCTTATCAAGAGAGCATCGCCCGTCTGCGCGGCGCGAATCTCGACGTTCTGCGCCCGTACCTTGATCAGCTTGACGAGGCGAATCGAAAAACCGAAGAAGTGCGCAACAAAACCGATGCCATGGTCGGTGCGTTTCGTGGCATCGGCTCAAAACTTGTTGGCATCGCCGCCGGGTTCGCGGCAGCGTTCTCGTTCAAGAAGTTCATTGACGAAACCATCGCTGCGCAAAACGAACAAGCGCAACTTGCGGCGGTGTTGAAGTCCACCGGAGAAAGCGCCGGCTGGTCTGCCGATCAGCTTAACAAGATGGCGCAGGGATTTGCCAACAACAGCGTTTTCAGCGCCGGGCAAATCAACCAGGCGCAAACCCGCCTGCTGTCCTACACCGGAATCGTCGGCGAGCAATTCCCGCGCGCCATGCGGGCGGCGGCCGATATGTCAGCGCGCATGGGCATTGACATTACGTCTGCTGCCGAGCAAATCGGGCGCGCGCTTGACGTTCCGAGCGAGGGGCTTACCGCACTGACAAAACAGGGCTTTCGCTTCACCGAAGCTCAAAAGGAACTGGTCAAGCAGTTCGAGGAAACCGGCCGCGTTGCCGAGGCGCAAAACATTATCCTGTCCTCTGTCGAATCGAGCTACGGCGGTGCCGCAGAGGCCGCGCGCGGGACGCTTGGCGGGGCGCTAAAGGAGTTGCAGAAGAATATCAATGACGTCATGACTGGGGAAGGCGCTGGCGTTGAAGGAATGACGAGAGGCATCAACAACCTTTCATCTGCAATCGGTTCTGACGGGACACGGAAAGCGTTTCAACTATTCATCGGCTGGATTTCCGATGTATCAGCCGCAGCAATCCGTGGCGCGGCCAACCTGGTCACGTTCCTGAACGCCAGCAACAAGCTAAGGATCATCGCCGGGACAGACGGCTTTGGAGCAATGAAGGCGAACGCCGCCGAATACGGACGCCAGCTTGAACAACTCACGTCACGCGCTGAGGGATACAGCGATGCAATCCGTCGCGGGTTCAATGTTGAATGGAACCAGCGAAACCTTAACAAAACGCGCGAGATGATCGCGCGCGTGCAAAAGCAGGCGCAGGACGCAACACAACAACTGAAGGACTTTGCCAACGCTCAAGAAGGCAAGCCAACGTCAGCCGACTACGGCGCCCCGGCCGCAGGCGCCATGGAGCGCGCCAAAGCGGATGCGATCGCCAAGGCAGACGCTGCCCGCGCCGCCGCTCGCATCGATGCTCTAAACAAGTTGATGGGCGTCAACAGCAACTATCAGGAAGATCTGAAGAAAACCCAAGCGGCACTCGCCTCAGGCGCGATCACGCAAGATGAATACGTCGCTTCGCTGAAGAAGCTCGCCACCGAAACCTGGGCCGCCACAGACGCAGGCAAAGCCGCAGCCGAGGCCAGCAAGTCCGGAACCAAAGCGCGCGACGAAGCCGCCAAAGCCACCCAGCGCGAGGCCGAGGCATACGGCTCGTTCCTTAGCTCCGTGCAGTCAAAGATTGCTGCTATTGATCTTGAACTGGCCGGTGGTGCGAAGCTGACGGAATCGCAGCGGCTGCAACTGCAGCTGCAAAAGATGATCGCGGACGGCAAGGTCAAAGAGTCCCGCGCAGAACAAGAAGCCACGAAGGCCAGTCTTGCCGAACTGTCGGCAAAAGAGGCCGCGCTGAAACTGCAGACCGAGCAAAACAAGGCCATGGAGGAAGGCGCCAAGGCTTATGACGCCTACGTCAAAACGCAGCAGCAGCAAGCCGTCGCGTCCGCCGAAAAGAACGACGCCATGCGCCTTGAAATCGAGGCCATGGGGCTATCCAAGCGCGAACTTCTGAACCTTAACCGCAGCCGTCTAGATGAGCAGATTGTGGTGCTGCAAGCCAAGCACAGTCAGCTTACTCTGGCCGGTGCGCGTGACGATGAAACCAAAGCCATCCGCGA